TCATGGACACATGGTGCGGAGACTCAATCCAACCACGGTAATTGGGTACGCCAATATGCAAATGTTTTAACTTATCGTGCATTACCGTACCCTCAAGCCGTGATACACACCCCGCGCCACATCCACCGGGTTCAACCACCACCGCGAATGTTCCGTCTGTGCGTGCTCCCACAAGTACCAGTACAACAGCTTGAACCGCTCAAAGAATCTCACCCGCGCATGTTGCACTAGCTGAGACCCGCATCGCGGACACTCGATCCCGTACCGCGTCATATACGTCGGCGTGATCCAACGCAACAGGCCACATCCCTTACACCGTCCAAACATCTTCAAATGCCCTCCTACCCCTCCATGTAGGGAAGCGGGGGGCAGGGACCGGAGGGGAGAAAATCCCTGCCCCCCTTACGGGAGGGAGACTAGATCGCCCGCACGAAAACCTTGGTAAGGCTCGGCGTAGTAGCCGTCGCGTTCGTAGCAAGAGCCACAAACACCGGCAACTGACCCGCAAGCTGACCGTCCGTACCGTAGGAAAGATACGTCTCCCCACTCACCATAATCAGGGTGACCCCGGGAACGAAGTTCGTAGCTACGCCATACGTCACCGCATTCACGGGACCATACGCAACGATCTTCGAGGTGTATTCGGCTGTGCCGACCGCTTCTTCAGCAACACCCGCAACCAGCTTGAAGTTGGCCGTGGCGGGCGCAACGAAAGTGCGGCCATCCGCAGTGCTCGAATCCCAACATACGGGAGTACCAGCGGCCACAGCCGCGCCCGTTCCGTTGTACCCGGTCAGATAGCACTTTTCCGGGCCATCGTCGGAACCAATACCATGCAACAGTTTCCAGTTCATGTCAGTCCTCCTTACGACAGTTTGACGCCTTCGTGAAGCCCCTGCTTGGCGCAGTTGGTGCAGATGAGTTCACCCATCCAAAGCACCTTGGCAACGAAAGCATCCTGGTTTTCGGGGGACTGCAACGCGGTGACCTTGAAATTCCGCTGCGGGTGGTACTTCAACTGCATGAAACGGCTGTTGATGAAGAACGCTTTTTCCGCGCCCCCCGCGTCCTGCGGACAGTCGTAATCATGAATCAACGTCGCACCCATGAACTTCAGATTGGTAAACCCGGCATCCGCCGCATTGGTGTTCACGAACCGCTGACCAATCTTCGAACAGGTACGGTCGTAATACATATAGTAGTTTTCGCTGCCAAGAATCAGGTCGGGATACCGATCCTTCTTCCCACCAGCCGCAAGACGACCGCACTTCAACCACAGTTCCACCATGTCATTCCGCATCGTCGGAAGGTCATTGGTCTTGTCCCAATACGCGGCGTTAGTATCCTTTCCCTGATTCCGCCACCACGCCTCATTCGCCCGATTGATCCCGAACAGAGTGCCGCTCGTGGGCGTTTCCGCGATGATCGCGCCAAGACCAGTTACCCGTTTGCTGTCGTTGCCCGTGCCATCCGAATAGAACCGCTCGTTCATCTGCTGTTGCAGACTCTCAATCGCATTCTTCTCTTTCTGCTCAAGCAGATCGAAAATCTTCTGGCCCGTGTTAATCATCCGGTCACGACCGCTGATCACAATCGACTTGTACGCCTGCTTCCAGTTCGCATAGGCAATCGTTACATTGTCCTGCTCGGGAAGCGTGAACTCATCGTACCCGCTGTAGGATTCTTCCGAATCGTCCAGCCCATACTCCACCGCCCATTCAATCCGCGTACCGCCATTGACCGGCTTGTACTGGCCCTTTCGCTTGAGCCAGTAAAACAACGGGATCTGCTGGCTAATCTGGTTCTCATAGCCCTGCGAGCGCCGCTGAAGGGTACTGGACAATACAACATCATTGACAAGGCTTTGCGATGTTGCCGCCATGGTTTAGATACTCCTATTGCTCCAAATTCGCCGCTGAAGCGCCCATCACGGCCTGAGCCGAATCCCACATGGATTCACCCTCGCGGAACCCCGTCAATGGGTTCGCGCTAGGCCCAGACCGCATCGCCTCTAACGCGGCTTGCTGTTGTCGCTGTTTCTGCGTATGCGCGTGGCGCACGCCCTGTTCCATCCAATACTGCTGGATCACATGCGGGGCCACATGCATCAACGCCTGTTCCACCGTCAAATTGCGATTCTGCTGAAGCACCCCCGCGATTTGCGTCAGGTACGGTTGAATCTTGTCATTACCGTATTTCGCTGTGATCGCATTCGCCTCAGCCTGTTTCGCGTTCAACCACTGCTGGTTCTTCAACTCCTCGATGCTGCGTTTCAACGCGCCGATTTCGTCACCGTTGATCGCAGACTTCATCCGGTTTTCCACCTCATCGCGGATCACCGTCTCCATGATCTCAAGGACCTGTTGGGCTTCGGGTTCCATCGATGCACGGGTAGTCGGAGGAAGCCTGTCGAGGATTCCTTTCATTTCCTGTACTTGTGCGTTAGTCGGCTGTTGTCCCATCGTCTGCATATATTGCAGCTGAGAAACATAAGCCATCTGGCGTTCCAGTTCCCGCCGCTGGTCGGCAAGCTCCTGGGTCTTCCGGGTGTAGTCCGCCTGCATCGAACGCCGCATCGATTCCAGATCGGGGTTATCCACTGGCGTTTCCAACGGAGACCCGCCCGTCTCCTTCGGCATACCGATACCGCCCGTTACACCCTTGTCCTCAACGAACGAATCGCCCGTGCTGTTTCCGTATTCGTTGCCGTGCGCTACCGCGTCCGAGAATACGTCCGTTTCGGGTTCAACGTTCTGACCGCCTAGCGCGGCCTGCTTCAACTCGTCCATGCTTGCTCCTTGCCGATTGCTGCGATTGCCTCACGGCGTCATCACAGTTCAGCCTGTAAATTTCACCCACCTATCAACGATCTTTGCGATAGTCTCAATCGAGGGCAGATCGGGCAACGCCCCATCCGCCTTGAGACTGTCCACAAACTTCAGTACCTTCCCGTCTTGCGCCTCAAGCATGTCCAGCTTCGATTGGAGCACCGCTATTTGCGCCCTGATTTCGCTCGCTTTATTGGTTGCCAGACTCATCATACGACCCCCATTTCATGCCGCGTGCGCTCGTAATCTTCCTTGAACGACCCCAGCTTCACCGGCTGACGTTTACGGGGCGTGTTAAATTCATCCGCCGTGACCCGCATCACCCCATTCGCTTGGCACACGTCTTTCTCGTGGTTCCGACTGCGAATCAACATCGGCTCCCCCGTGATGTGCGGCGTTACATACTCATGAAAGATGCTAATCTGCATCGGCTTGAACGTCCGCACCGTAGTCCCTTCGCACTTGGGGCATACGCTGGTCTTGGGCACCTCGCTCGCCTTGTAGTACTCGATGTACTCCTGTTCGCAACAATCGCATTCAAAACTGTAATGAGGCATTAGCGTGGACCTCCCTCGAAAATGCGCTGGCTAAACATCTGTCCCATCTTAGCCGGGTCCGTCTCCCACGGCATCTGGTTCATGTTGTTCACCGGCGTACTGGCCGGAAGCTGTGCCTGCGCTTCCTGCGGCGTTGCCGCAGCGTCGTTCCCCTGCGGCCCTTCCAACTGCATCGGCTGAGGTGCCATCGGCGGCAACTGCACAATGATCCGTTCCGGGTTCCTGAACACTTCCGTATTGCGAAGATAGGTCCGTACCAGTTCGGGCACGTTCAACGTGAACCCCATCTGCTGAAGGTATGGCATCAACGGAACCAACTGAGCCATCGCGTCAATCGTCTGCCGGACGCGAACGCTCTTATCCACGCGCTCCGTTGACCCCGGCTCAATCGTTACCTCGTAATCGGCGGCAACCAGGTCTTGAGACAGAGACACCATCTGCCAGACGCGCCCGTCATCCCCAACCAGCGGGACCACCCGTTCCGGTCCCCAAAACTGGCGCAACATCGACACGTCTTTGCGCGTACTCTTGACCAATGCCCGTTCCAGAAGGAACCGCATATCTCCCACGCGCAACCCGCTCTGTTGCTGAATGTAGCTCGCTTCGGTCGCGGTCTGGACCCCATGACCAGACCCTTGCGCCAACTCCGATATACCCGACACCTCGTCAAGGTCGCGCTGAAACAGTTCCGTCAGCTTCCACGCATCACCCGCTATCGGCACATGCGGGAAGATTTCGAGGGCGTCACTGATACGGTCCGCGCCCATCACCTCAACAAAGCTGTTCGTATTCGTAACGAACTTCCGCACATCATCCGGGTTCACGGATCCCGTGCGGAACGCCCCCCGTGTGGCCCCCCACCGTTGCAGATGATCCATCATCTGCGTGCGCATCTTATTCAGTACCTGGATCTGGTCACTAAACGAATCCGCGTAGCTCAGACCCCAAAAGTCATCATCGTCAGGAAGGAACTGGAGAAACACATACGGACCTTCCTGACCAAAGAACGGATACGGTTTTACAAGCAACGGGCGGTCAAGCCCCCACTTCCACACAATGACCGTCTGCGTTACCTTGTCGAAAATCTCATACAGCGTCACCATCGACGAATCGCGGGACACTTCATCTTCCCGCCAACTCGATGTAGTAGCCGATGGATCGTTGCCGTGCTCGCTGTGCCCCGTCGGTTCTACCTGGGCACGCGCTTCCTTGTCGTACCGGCTATCCCGAATCACGTCCACAAACGGACGGTTGATTACATGCGCAAACCACCGCGCTTCATCCGGTGTACGCGCCTCCGGGTCTGACAAAAAATCAAACGGACTGATACTCTTCTTCCACGGATGCCCGTACCGGATAGCCGTGTTGTGTTCCACCACCGGGGCTTGGGGAAGGTTCAAATCTTCATCCGTGCCCGACCGTATATCGCTGCTCCCCTGATACCCCGGCAACGCACGGTCATCCGCATACGGCTCGTCCATGTCGTATTCCGCGTTGTACCCGTGCTTCAGTATCCCCGTGCCATACATGAGCGCGTTCCACAGCATTTCGCGCTCCTGGTCCTGCGCCCCCATTATCTGACGTTCGCGTACCAGCACCTGCTCCATCACCGGGGCTACCGCTTCACCCAACGGCGTGTTCCCCTTAAAGAACATCGTGGGGTTCTGGAAGTACAAAGACGCCATCATCTGACGGATGTTCACCAGCATCCAGTTGATAGCGATCCGGTCCTCATACTTCACCGAACCGTAATAGTTCCCCCGGTAGAACTCCCTCAGCCTCTGCCAGCGCAACTCGTGTTTCTCACGCGCCTTATATGCCCGCATGATGCGCGATTCCCATACCCGGAGTTCGTCTTTACCTACATTGGTGGGAAGTTTCATCAGTTGTACGCTATCGCAGAAACGCGAATGGCTGTCGATTCGTCCATTACGCGGTCCTGGCCTATCCATGTTTGATCACCCTGGATCAATGCCGGGTCCAACCAGTCTTCGTATTTCGGCGTGGCGGATTTCGTCTCCGGCTTCTTCCCCGGAAACATGATGTGTTCTATCTGCGCAAGCGCATCGATGATGTCTTTGCGCTTGAATCGCGGGAACCGGATTAGTTCTTCTTCCGCCTTGTCCCTGTTCCGGCAGTTGCGAAGGAAGTAGATCATCCCGTTCTCAAACCACGGCTGAAGCCCCCGAATGCGTTCATCTTTGTTCGTCTCGCTCTGCTCACCCTTCAACCATGCCCACGGAATATAGGTCTTCTGCTTCATCATCTCCTGGCGCATGAACGGTTTCAGGCTACGCTCATACGGACCCGGTTCCATCCCCACCCGGACAGGACGCTTATCCGCGTCAACCTGCTGGCCACGGATAAGTTCCTCGATGATCTTCTGCCCCGTGAAGTTGCCCCAGAAGATGTCCGTGATATAGACATTGCTGTCCGAATCCACAGCCCCCGTCACTATCGCAGTCCACGAGGTCTTCGTTTCCTTTTCGGAACTCAGGTCACATACACGGAAGTACCGCATGTGACCTTCGGGAACCCGGTCGATGATCTGTATCCACTCCGGTTTGAAGATTTGCAGGTCCGTGGGTACGGGATTATTTTCGTACTGGCAGGCATACACCCATGTCCCCATCTTGCGCTTGACAGCGGGCAACGACTTACGCGCATTGGCCGGGTTCTCAGGACACGGCAGATCGTACTCCAGTTCCGTGAACCGGGTCGGGAGAATCGGCTTACCCGCCGCGTCGTAACACGACTTCACCACGATGTCATATTCGCCAGCCAGTTCGGGCGTCTCGATGATCGTCCCGTACAAATCCGAGAAGTCATACCGGGTCCCAATCATCATTTCCCGCGCACCCGGTTCCAACAGGGCTTGACAGTGCTGATGATATTCCTGAGTCTTTGCCATCAGTTC